GATTAATCTAGCATACGACATAGAGACAGATGGACTTGATTGTAGCCAAATACATTGTGTAGTTACACAAGACTTAGACACTGGTTTAGTGACTGAGTATAACGATCAAGCATCACCGTACTCTAGCGTTGTTAACGCTGTTAATGATCTAGAAAGTGCAGACAATATCATTTCTCATAATGGTATTATGTATGACATACCGCAGATCAGAAAACATTTTCCTTTCTTTAAAGGAGAAGCTAAACACTGGGATACACTTATCCTCAGTAGATTTTACCACCCAAACATACTAGACACAGATCTTAGACGCAAATGGCATGGTATGCCAGCACGTTTATATGGATCACATAGCCTCGAAGCCTACGGGTATCGACTAAAGTGTCATAAAGGAGAATATGGCAAGACTACTGACTGGAAAGAGTGGTCACAGGAAATGCAAGATTATTGTAAACAAGACGTTGCCATTTTAGTAAAACTATGGAGACATTTCCAGAAATTCCTCAATCAGTAGTTCTCGAACATGAGATCGCACTGATGATGTCACAACAAAAAGTGACAGGCTGGCCATTTGATGTAGAAAAGGCTCAACAACTGGAGAATACCCTACTAACTAGACTCGAACATCTAAAGGATAAGTCGATGAAGTTATGTTGGTGTGTACCTGGAAACCTATTTACACCAAGGCGAGACAACAAAAAACAAGGTTACTTTGCTGGGGCAGAAATGCAAAGATTAAAAGAGTTTAATCCTAGCAGCAGAGAACATATAGCTTGGTGGTTCCGAACGTTTCAAGATTGGAAACCAAACAAGTTTACACCTACTGGTAAGGCGGTCATTGATGAGACCGTACTTAAAGAGATAGGTACAGAAGAGGCATTAGTATTCCTTGAGATTCTGATTACACAAAAGAAGCTCGGAATGTTGTCGCAAGGCACTAATGCGTGGTTGAAACTGGTCAAGGATGGCAGGGTTCACCACTCTTGCTTTATCGGTGCGGTTACGCATCGAATGGCACATTCACACCCGAATCTTGCTCAAGTAAGTTCGGACAAGGATTGCCGTGAATTATTTATTACTAACCCAAACTGGAAGCTGATTGATAGCGACCTAGCTGGGATAGAGTTAAGATTATTTGCTCATTATCTAGCCCGTTACGATGGGGGACGGTATGCAAAGATCTTACTAGAACAAGATATTCACCAAGTTAATGCAGACAAAATTGGAATCTCTCGCAGACAAGTCAAGACAATTACTTATTGTTTCTTGTACGGAGGGGGTAACCAGAAACTTGGATTATCTTTTGACAATATGCTCCCCCTCGAACAAGCGAAGAAGAAAGGGGCAGAGATTAGGCGAGCTTATATGGATGCTATCCCAGGGCTCGAAAGTCTTGTCGAAGATACTCGTAGAGTTGCTGAAAGAGGTAGCATACGTGCTATCGACAAACGCCAAATCCATGTTGACAAAGAACACAAAGCGTTAAATTGTCTTTTGCAAGGATCGGCAGCAGTCATCGCAAAGCGTTGGCTACTACTAACTGACCATAATATACGCATGAGTAACATGCCGTACGAACGTTATG